CAGTTACTTTTTTATCTCCCTCTTAGCGGCTCTGCATTCAAGAAAGTTTATTACGATGAACTTCTTGACAGAGCCGTGTCTAAATTTGTTCCGGCAGATGACCTGATAGTTCCATACACTGCAACATCTTTAGAAGATGCAGATTCAATTGTTCATGTATTAAAAATGTCAGAAAATGATTTAAGAAAAAAACAAGTATCTGGTTTTTATAGAGATATAGAAATTACACCTGGTTATTCACAAGAAACAGAAGTAGAGAAAAAAGAAAGAGAGTTAGAAGGAGTTAGAAAAACTAGAGATGAACAAATGTATACAATTCTAGAGTTTCATACAAATATAGATCTTGAAGGCTTTGAAGACAAAGATATGGAACAAAATCCAACAGGAATAAAACTTCCTTACATTGTAACACTTGATACATCATCAAGAGAAGTTTTATCTATTAGAAGAAATTACAGAGCTGAAGATCCTTTAAAAAATAAAATAGAATATTTTGCACATTTTAAATTTTTACCAGGACTAGGTTTTTATGGTTTTGGTTTAATTCATATGATCGGAGGATTATCAAGAACTGCAACGAATGCACTTAGACAATTGTTAGATGCTGGTACATTTTCAAATATGCCAGCTGGATTTAAACAAAGAGGCATTCGAGTTAGAGATGAAGCGCAATCGATACAACCTGGAGAGTTTAGAGATGTAGATGCACCTGGAGGAAATATTAGAGATGCATTTATGCCTTTACCTTTTAAAGAACCATCAGCAACATTATTACAATTAATGGGTGTTGTAGTTTCAGCAGGTCAACGATTTGCCGCCATAGCTGACATGCAGGTCGGTGACGGCAACCAACAGGCAGCTGTTGGAACGACTATCGCCCTTTTAGAGCGTGGCTCCAGGGTCATGTCAGCCATACATAAAAGATTGTATGTGGCGTTAAAAAAAGAATTTACATTACTTGCGGAGGTATTTAAAACTTATCTACCACCAGAATATCCTTATGATGTTGTAGGTGCGCAAAGAAATATCAAAGTCTCAGACTTTGATGATAAGGTTGATATACTACCTGTAGCAGACCCAAATATATTTTCACAATCACAAAGAATAAGTTTAGCTCAAACAGAGCTACAACTTGCGATGTCAAATCCACAAATGCATAATTTATATGCAGCGTATAGAGATATGTATGAAGCAATTGGTGTAAAAAATGTAGATCAAATATTACCACCACCCCAACAACCTATGCCTATGGATCCTGCTGCAGAAAATATTATGGCTATGTCAGGAAAACCTTTTCAAGCATTTAAAGGGCAAGATCATAGAGCACATATAACCTCACATTTAAATTTTATGGCAACTAATATGGTTAAAAACAACCCTATGATTATGGGTGCATTACAAAAAAATATTTTTGAACATATTTCTTTAATGGCACAAGAACAATTAGAAGTAGAGTTTAGAGAAGAGATACAACAATTAATGCAATTACAACAAATGACTCAAGTAAATCCTCAGATGGCACAGAGTCCTGAGATTCAACAACAACTTATGTCATTGAGTATGAATATTGAAGCCAGAAAAGCGAAGTTAATCTCTGATATGACTCAAGAATTTAAAGAAGAAGAGAACAAAATTATGGGTGATTTTGGAAATGACCCTGTTGCTAAATTAAAAGCAAGAGAATTAGACCTTAGAGCTATGGATAATGAGCAAAAACGTATGCAAGCAGACGCAAGATTGGATCTAGATAAGTCAAGAGCCTTGATGAATCAAGATTTACAAGAAGAAAAGCTTGATCAAAACGAAGAATTAGCTAAACTAAGGGCTAATACATCGATTGAAAAAACTATTTTAGGTAAAACTCTTCCGAGTTCGGATAAAATGCCTGGAAATGTTGCAATCATTCGAAAAACTGGAGAATAAATATGAAAAAAAATAAAAAATCAAGTCACGCAGGCATGGTTCATGTAGATCATGACATGTTTACGAACAAAGACGGCTTTCCAAACGGTGGAGTTGAGGTTGAAGTATCAAAACCAAACGAAACTCAGTCTGTTCAAGTAAGAGGAACTAGAAATATGCTGTCTGAAAAGAAAAAAGACGCAGATTGGTATTAATTTATGTGGTTATCGGCAATTAAACTAGCCGTTTCTGCTGGAAGTAAAATTTATGCCAACAAGCAGAGAACGAAGATGGCAATGTCTGATGCACAATTAATGCATGCAGAACGTATGGCTAAAGGTGAGGAAGCTTACCAGGGAAAACTGTTAGAGGCCCGACAATCAGACTGGAAAGACGAGGCAGTTTTGATAATTCTCAGTTTGCCCGTGTTGGTGCTCGCATATGCAGTCATATCAGACGACCCAACAGCGATGGACAAGGTAAAATTGTTCTTCGAGATGTTCTCGCAGCTCCCGTCATGGTTCACAAATTTGTGGATCCTTGTCGTGGCGTCAATTTATGGTATAAAGGGTACACAGATTTTTAGAAACGGAGGTAAAAAATAATGTCGAAAAGGAAAAAATTAAAACGAGCACTTAAAACTGCAGCACTTTTAGGAGCAGCAGGTCTTGGTGCAGCAGCTCTTGGTAGAAAAAGAAGACAAGGAAATGAAATGAAAGAGTTTCTAAAAACTGAAGGTGGAAATTTATCAATTCTACCTAAAGCAAAAAGATTTGTAAACGTTGGCGGTAAAATGGCTTTTCCTGTTGATGTTGACGCTCTTCCAAGAGAAATTGCGGGTAAAATTAAAAACACATATGGATTTGATACAAACGCAAAAAATTTTGGTTTTCCTATGCCACAAGAAACTGGAGCTATGATGCTTACAGGGGTAGGTGATTATATGCCTATGAAAAAAGGTGGTAGAGCTAGAAAAACCAAATTTTCTAAAAATAAAAAACAACAAGCAAATAGGAGTAAGAAAAAATAATGCCTGGAACAATGATGATGAAAAGACCTATGATGAAAAAAGGTAAAAGAGTTTTAAAACCTGTTAAGCCAAATCAAAAAGGTTTAAAAAAATTACCCAAAAAAGTTAGAAACAAAATGGGTTATATGAAAAACGGTGGTAGAGCGAAATAGTGGCTAGACCTGGTTTATATGCAAACATTCACGCTAAAAGAAAGCGTGGAGGTAAGATGCGAAAAAAGGGTGCAAAAGGTGCACCTAAAGCATCTGATTTTGCAAGAGCAAAACAAACAGCGAGAAAAAAATAATGACAAAACTTTGTCCTAGAGGTAAAGCGGCAGCGAAGAGAAAATTTAAGGTATACCCGTCAGCATACGCGAACGCATATGCTAGTAAAATCTGTGCCGGTAAGATTAAAGATCCGTCTGGTGTAAAAAGAAAAGATTTTAGAGGACCTAAACCTGCTGGAAAAAAAGATGGCGGTAGAATAGGTTATAAACGTGGCGGTATCGCTAAAGGTTGCGGTAAAGTTATGTCTAATAGAAGGAAAGTAACAAAGGTCTACTAATGGCTGGTTTAAAAAAATGGTTCGATCAAAAATGGGTAGATATTGGAAGCAAGCGAAAAGATGGTTCATTTGCAAAGTGTGGCCGTTCAAAACAAAAGAAGGACGCGAAGAGGAAGTATCCCAAGTGTGTCCCACTTGCAAAAGCAAGACGTATGTCAGAAGGACAAAGAAGATCTGCCGTTGCAAGGAAACG